ACTTCGATCTGCTTCAGTTTCTATTATACCTGAGTTTAAGGAGAAAATAGAAATGCTAAACCAAGAACACCTATTTAAAATTACTAGAGACGAAATAGTACACTTAGAAACAGGTAGCAAAATTATATTCAGAGGAATTAAAACATCAAGCGGTGATCAGACAGCAAATCTAAAATCATTGCAAGGTGTTACAACTTGGGTCATGGAAGAGGCAGAAGAGATAGATGAAGACAGCTTTGACAAAATAGATTTATCTGTAAGGCATAAGCAAAAACAAAACAGAGTAATTCTGCTTTTAAACCCATCGACTAAAGAGCATTTTATATATCAAAGGTTTTACCAAGACAGATTAGTACAAGCAGGTGCTAATATGTCAAAAGGGGACACAACCTACATACATACAACTTACCTAGATAACATAGAAAACCTATCAGAAAGCTACATAGCACAGATAGAGCAAATGAAGATTAGAAGACCAGAAAGATACTCTGCTGTAATAGAAGGTAATTGGATAGAGAAAGCAGAAGGCGTAATCTTCACTAATTGGAAGCTAGGCAAGTTTAAGGAAGTTTCACCTATAGTTCTAGGCGCAGATTTCGGCTTTAGCATGGACGAAAATTCTTTAGTAAAAACATCAATTGACAAAGACAGAAAGATTATCTACTTGCAACTATGCTTCTATCTGCCTGGACTTACAACTTCACAGCTTAGAGACCTTTACAAAAAGCACGCAGGTGATTCTTTAATTGTAGCTGATTCAGCAGAACCTAGATTAATACACGAGCTTAAAACTACTTGCAATATAGTACCTAGTATAAAAGGTCAAGGAAGCATCACATATGGAATAGCATTACTCCAGGACTATGATCTGATCATTGATGAAGGCGAAGGTTCAGCACCACTAATTAAAGAGCTAAACAATTACAGATGGCTAGAGAAGAAATCACAGACACCTATTGACAAATATAACCATGCTTTGGATGCGATTAGATATGCTGTAAGCTACCAACTAAAAAACCCTAATGCAGGACAATATCATATTATTTAAAAAACCTAGACCGATTTACCTACCCTTAAACGTATATATAACATAGTATTTTTTTAAATGGCAACAAAAACACTTAAAGTACCTAATAAACTATCCGAGATAACTCTGGGCCAATATCAGCAGTTCAGTAAAATATCTATTGAAAATGCAGATGAAGATTTTTTGCAAAAGAAAACTATAGAGATATTCTGCGGAGTTGATTTAAAAGATGTAGATAAAATAAAATATACATCTATAGTTCGTGTAATAGGTGTTATAAATAAAATCTTTGATAGCAAATCTATTTTTAAAGATCGATTTAAAATGAATGGTATCGAATATGGATTTATACCAAAGCTAGATAATATGACTTATGGGGAGTTTGTTGATTTAGATACACTAATGAACGATTGGCAAACGATGGATCAAGCTATGGCAGTTATGTATAGAAAAGTTAAAGACAGTCATAATGATAAATACACTATAGAAAATTACGATGCAGATGAAGTAGATGACATGAAGCAAATGCCATTAGATATAGTTTTTGGTGCTATTTTTTTTTTTGGAAAGTTTAGGAAAGGAATTAACGATGCATACCCTAAATTATTTGGCGAAGGACAAAAAGAAAATCAATACTCAGCAGAGAGCAGCCTTAGCGAAAATTTTGGATGGTGGACTACCTTCTACAGTTTGGGAAAGGGAGACATTACCAAGTTTGAAGCTATAGAAAAATTAAACTTCAAAGCTTGTCTAACATATCTAAGTTTTGAAAAACAGAAAAACGAAATAGAAACTAAAAGAATAAAAGATGCCAGACAAAACCGATCTTATTGATTCACTCTATGAGAGGCTATTTTTAAACGATGATGAACAGATAGTTTTGTCAGATGGATTTGAAGGTGCTTTGATAGGTGTCAGTGCAGCAGAACCTAAAGTAGCTATTTATGACTTCTGGAAAGCTTTAGACATAGTTATTAAAGAAGCACCTGAATTAGACTTTGATCAATGCTTAGAATGGTTAGAGAAATTTGTCAGTTACAAAATAGAAGATTCTGAATCACTTACACCAATATTCGTTAAAACGCTATGAACAACTATTTTAAAGTTATTGATGATTTACAGACAGCAGCAATAGCAGAGCCATTTGTCAATACAGTAACACAAGGAGACATAACAGACATTGACCTGAACAAAAACACAATATATCCACTATGCCATTTGACGATAAATAATGTGACTCTAACATCAAACATTTGCACAGCAGATGTATCAATTATACTTATGGACATAGTGGATTTTTCTAAAACAGCACCTGCTTCTGATATAAGAGGAAACAACAATGAGATGGATGTTTTAAATACACAATTAGCTGTAGCAGGTAGATTACAAGCTGAACTATTAAGACTAGATACATATTACAATGATTACCAACTAGATAGTCCTTTCAATTGCGAACCGTTCACAGATAGATTCGAAAACAATGTAGCAGGGTGGGCGGTTTCTTTTTCTATTACTATGGCAAACCCATCAACTAAGTGCTAATGGAATTAAAAGAATTAAAAGCAGCCTTAAATATATTCGGTAAAACTGTTGTAGCTAATTCTAAAAAAAAGCTAGATGGCAACAGTTCACTAGCAAGGTCATTGCGCTATCAATTAAACGAAAGCTATGGTGCTATTGATTTTGAATTTTATATGCAGCAGTATGGACTATTCTACGATCAGGGAGTAAGGGGAAAAGACCCTAGCAAAGTTTCTCCTAATGCTAAGATAAAAGGTCAGCAAGGAGTGGGCAGAGATATTGTCACAGGGCAGTTTAAAAAAAGTCCATACAGATTTGGATCAGGCAGAAGCAAAGGCACATTTGTAAGCTTTACAAAAAAGATGGAAAAGTTTGCTCGTAAAAAAAATATACGATTTAGAAATGCAGATGGCACTTTCTCAAAAGGTGGTTACAAAAGCATGGGTTTTGTCATTGCTAGAAATATTTATTACAGAGGTTTGAGAGGTAGTTTATTTTTTACTGATCCTTTTATGAAAGCCTACAAAGATTTAATTCCTGCTATGGAAAAAAGCCTTGTATCTGATATTGAAAACTTTTTTGACTTAGCAACTAAAAACATTAATAGATGAGTACTAAAATTAACGTTAGAAGTCCGTATTACTTAGATATACAAGAACCTACTGCGCCATCTGTAGAACTTACCTGCGCCTTAATTGCTTTGAGTGGTTTCAGCGTAGATGAGTTTGGTAACGTTGGTTTGCCTGACACTTCTTATGGAGATATATTGTCCTACACTTCTACAGATTCAGATTTTGCAAATGGAAAATTCGCAACTGTAAGTACAGACACATCAAGAACTGTAACCTTTAGAATAAGCATACCACCTAATTTTACAAATTCTGCGAACGACTATATTGATTGTGATGCTACAACAACACAACCTGAATTAGTATGTACAGGCGGAGTGACTACAAATGGAAGCATACCTAATCAGGCATTAGATTCAGATGGTAATACTGTAGCTATAATATTATCATCTTATTTTGTAGCAGGTGCTGACCCAATAGTAGCATATAAGGTAACTAATTCGCATCCGAATTTTTTTAGTGCTTATGTAAGTAGTGGAACTCTTTACATTACTTCAGGAAATACAGCAGGAACACAAACACTTTTTGTAGAAGCAACAGACGGAAAAATAGCGACTTGTAATGCTACACAAGCTGTGCAAGTAACAATTACAACGACCGAAACATACGATTGTGATGATGCTAGTTTACAAGGAGGCATAGTAAATCAGGACGGCAGTATTATAAATCCTATCGGAAATTTTATTACAATAACTGCTATAAGAACAACTCCTACAGGATCACCAATAACAAGTTTAGCTGCTAATAACACAGGCAGTTTTATAAGTCATACTTTGTATTTTGATATTACAGTACCAACAGGCTATACTAATATAGGAGCAACGGTACAATGTTCTAAAAATTACGATCAAGTAAGCAGTGCATTACCTTTATTTGATTGTGATGTAGCTTCATTAACAGGACAAGCAATTTATACTAGTGGGGCTATTTTTGACGGCGTATCATCAAAAGGTACTATTTCAGGTTTCACACCAATATCATTTGATCCTGTAACAACTACAATAACAAGAAGCGTAACTTTTTCTATCACTCCTCCTGCAAGTGGATATTCAAATAGCGGAGGGTCTGATATAACTTGTGCTATACCATTATTACAACCTGCTATAGCAGATTTACCTTGTGCTTCAGGATCAGGTTCAATTTGGTATATGAATATCGATCAAAAAACATATTTGACACAATCACAAAATCCAAACCCTTTAGATTACCAAGACAGCTACGAAGGAGAGTTACTATATGGCACAGGTGTCTTTGAAAAACCGACAACAAAAATTAATCTTAATTGGACTACACAAATTATAGGACAAGGGATTTGTTTTTATGGTACAGGTATTAACCGTAAAAGATATATACCTGCACAAAATGTATATATCAGAATTGATAGAGGGAATGGCAAAGGGTTTTATCCTCAGTTTGTCTATTATACTACAAGTGGAATTATAACTGAATATTGGAATTATAATACAGATACAGAACAGTTTGTCAATAGAACTCCTTAAAAATTAATCATGGCATTAAAAACAGCAAACTTAGAATTGTATATCTACACAGGTACATCAGGGAACTATGTATCAACAGATTTAAGATATACCCTACAAAAAAGCATAGTAGGTCAAAACACAAAAATATTGTTTGAAATTTCAGAATTAATTAGAGATTATATCAGCCAAACTTTTAATAATGATTATGTTTCTCAATGTGTTTGGGTCACAGCAGTGACTACTCTTTTTGATGATGATGATACAGTATTTACTTATGGTTCGCCAACTGTAGAAACATTTCTTGCATTGGATGGCTACGGATATTTCGAAGATGAAATAAATCCTGAGCTTACTCGCAATGCACTAATAACAGCAAACACTATTTATCTTCCTGAAAATACAACAGGCAAATTGCCAATATTCGCAGAAGGTGTTGGGAAAGTTATAATAGACTCAGCTACAACAGAAATTACAGATACAGGAAACACAAACCAAAAAATACAATACATAACAATTCCTGCAAACAGTTCTACTATTCAGGTTTATGACACAGACGATGCGACACTCAAAAAAACAATAACAGTTAATAATATTTGTGAGCCTAAATTCACACCTTACAAAATCACTTTCGTTAATAAATATGGAGCATACCAAGATTTATGGTGTTTTAAAAAGAGCACAGAAACATTTAACGTAACGGATGAAAAATATAAAAGAAATACAGTAGTAAATAATAGCGTTGAATATCCTACCTATAATGCACAAGAAGAAAGATATAACACCAACGCCAAACAAAGTATCACATTAAATACAGGCTTTATAAATGAAGATTCTAATAGTGTAATTGAAGAGTTATTTTTAAGCGAAAATGTTTGGATCAGAAAAAACTCCAAAACACTTCCTGTAATACCAAAGACTAAATCATTGACATTTAAAACAGTAGTCAATGATAAACTAGCAAACTACACAATAGATTTTGATTTTGCATTTAATAAGATAAACAACGTACGTTAATGTTAAACTTACAGCTTTATATAGAAGGGCAAGAAGTTGATTTATACAAAGATGAATCAGTTACATTGACACAAACTTTACAAGATGTAAAAGATATTGAGAAAGTGTTTACAGATTTTAGTAGGACTTTTAATGTGCCTGCATCAAAAGTAAATAATAAACTATTCAAGCATTTTTATAATTATCATATAATAGGCTATGATGCTCGTAAAAAGAAAGATGCTGAAATATATCTAAACTACAAGCTATTTAAAAAAGGCAAAATAAAACTCGAAGGAGCAACAAGAAAAAACAACAAAGCACACACATATAAAATTACTTTTTTTGGTAATGGAGTAAACCTTAAAGACTTATTAGGTGACGATAAATTAGATGCCTTAGCACTTTTAAAAGATTCATTCAATTTTACTTATAGCGATGCGAATATAAAAACCTATATGCAAAGCGGTTTAAATGTAACTGCAGGTGGAATAGATTTTAATGATGCTATAATATTCCCTTTAATAACACACACTAAAAGACTAGTTTACGATTCGGCAAGCAGTTCAGCTTATGGTAATACAGACAAACAAAACAACATAGCCTACGAAGCAGGAAGCACACACGGACTTCAACTATCACAATTAAAACCTGCCCTTAGAATCTATCCTATAATAAAAGCAATCGAGGCTCAATATGGATTGCTATTTAGTGAGGATTTTTTTAATACAACTAATGAACCTTTTTACAATTTGTATTTGTGGCTTCATAATAAAACAGGAGGACTATTTGAAGACGAAGGCAATGTAACTCCTGTAGGTAATTTTAACCTAGTAGATGTTAAGGGTGCTACAATTGATTTATTTGATAATTATTTTACAACACCGCAATCTGATCAAATAGGCACAAACAGAGCAAACAAAGAAAAAAAATTAGATGTTACTGTAAAGCCTTCGGTGACAGATGCTTTTTCATTTGTCATATATAAAAATGGTGAAGTATACGAAAGGTTTGACAATGTAACTAGAGATGCTCAAACAAATGATTATGCAATAAGAGATTTAGTCATTGAAAACGGAACATATACTTTCGCAATAGAATCAGATGTGCCGAGCACTTATAATATTAATTTTTTTGTTAGAAGAAAATCTACTTTAAAAAATGAAGTATTTTTTACAGGAACTGCTGAGGTTTTAACAGATGTACAACTAAGAGCATCGAATCAATTACCTGATATTAAAGTCATAGATTTTATCACCTCTTTATTTAAACTTTTCAACCTTACATCATTTCAAAATGAAAGCGGTGTCATAGAAGTAAAAACACTAGATAACTTTTATGCAAGTAGTAAAAAAATATGGGATGTAACTGAGTTTATAGATAAAACAGAGTCAAGTGTCGATTCAGTATTACCTTACAAACAGGTAAATTTGAGATACGATGGACACGACAATTTCTTTGCTAAAAATCACAGCGAACTATTTAACCAAGAATGGGGCTCTTTAAAATATCAAGCTAGTGAAAAGTTTGAGGGCGCAGCATATACAATTACAGTACCCTTAGAGCATTTTAAATACGAAAGGCTAAAGGATATAAATGGAGACACTTTTACGCAGTTGCAATGGGGATGGAGTGCTGATATAAAACAAGAAGCAAATTTAGGTAAACCACTATTATTTTATCCTGTACAACAAAGCGCACAGATAGGAGTAATAGAAAGTGACGGTGACTTAGTATCACATACAGGAGTTTATATACCTTCTAATTCAACATCAATAACTGATAGCAAAAATTTAAACTTCAATTCAGAGCCTAATGAGTTTGCTTTAGTGCCATTTGAAAAAACATTATTTGCTGAGTACTATAAAAACTATGTAAAAGAAATATTTGACCCACAAAGAAGGTTAACAACCACAAAAGCTTATTTGCCTTTATCAATTACTATAAATCTAACATTAGCAGACAAATTTCAAATATTCGAAAACCTTTACAGGATAAATAAAATCAGTACAAACTTTGAAACTAATCAGTCTACATTAGAACTAATAAATATAAAAGAACAAGCAGGAGAACTTATAGAAATAGTTCCTGTAATACCTGACAAATTTGTGCCGAGTAATACCTGTATAACAGTTGATTCTACGGTATATAGAACAGATAATGTAATTTTAACAACAGACATCGGTTGTAATACAGAAGGACTTGATATAATATCAACGAAAGACCCTGTACCAGATGACGTACATCCTGACAATAAACCTGACCAAGTACAAATAGATGTTCCTTTAGTTGTTACACCACCTGTATTAGCCGATCAGGTACAACCTACTGCAACTTCTACTTCGATATTTATCAAACATTCAATTACAGATTTAGGTTCTGTAGGGACGACAAAACAAATAGACGAATATGGCTTTTTCTATTCAACAAATGCAAGTGACTTAACAGCAACAGATATAGATACACTTAAAGCAAATGGTAGTGTGACAAATGTGCCATTTAAGACTACTTCATTTAATAAGCATCAAATACCAAATGCAGTAACATTTGAAGTAACAGGTTTAACTAATGGTGATGTAATTTATTGGAAGTTTTATGGAAGAACTAATACATCTGTAAATTATGCTTTAGGTGATGCGATAACAGAAGTAAAAACAAACGCAACATTATTAGGTTGTACAGGTACTAAGTATGCAACAATTATAGTTCAAAATGATGACAGCACAGCAATAACTATAACAGCAATAGATGCAGGGGTGCAGAAAACATATCCTGCAGCAGCAGGTGCTCAAGTTTATTTAAACGGTTGTATTTGTGATGCTATAACAGCAACAGGAAACTTTACAATTATTCAAAAACAAAACCCTTGTTGATATGATTAAAAACATATTAGAAATGCTAGAACTAGTAAAAGATGACACTAAAAATTTAGGTGAGTTATCCAAGATAGCATTAGGAAGAAATAAAATACCAGAATCAATGAATGAATTAATTCATTTAACACTATTAAGAAATGGCAGAAGAAGTTAAGATTAATTTAAAAGCTGAGTTTGGCAGTCTTAGGAAAGACTTACAGGATGTATCAACTGAATTAGTCGACATAAAAGACGAATCAAAAAAAGCAAGTAAAGGACTAGGCGGAATTAAAAAAGCAGTAACAGGAGTAGGTGCTGTTTTAACAGGTGGACTTTTTAAAGCAGGTGCTGTAATCTTTGAAAAACTTATGGAGCTTTTCATGGGCAATCAAAGAGTGATGGATGCAATGGCTGTAGGTGCTAATATGCTACAAAAAGCATTTAATGATCTTATAGGATTTGTTACAAATTTTTCAATTCCAAGTTTAACAGAATTAAAGGATATTGTAATACAAGGAGTAATTGACCGATTTAATCAGGCAGTTGAAGCTGTTGGTTTTTTAGGCAAAGCAATTAGCTCTTTAATGTCAGGCAATGTAGTAGGTGCATTAGATAATCTAAAAAAAGCAGGTAAAGAATCTTTTGACATTTTTACAGGAGTTGATAATACATTAGAAAAAACAACAGAAGCAGTAAGTAATTATGCTAAAGAAACTTTTAATGCAGCAAAAAATCAAGTTGATTTAAATAAACAAGCACAATTAGCTGAAGCACAAAATGCTAAACTCTTATTACAATTTAGTCAAGAAGCAGAATTACAAAGACAGATCAGAGATGATACTTCTAAGTCTATAGAAGATAGAATTGCTGCTAATGAAGAATTAGGTAGAGTTTTAGATAGGC